GGCCGATAGCGTTCCGTAGCCTTCACGCTTGGCGATGGCACGAGCTGCGTCGGTCAACGCAGGCTCAAGCGAAATGCCCGCCGGCACGCTTTTTAGCTTCTTGGGTTTCTTGGGATTCATGCTTTTACCTTCGCACACTACCAAACATTAACAAGTTTTGATTAGTAGGTGTTCACCCCATCTTTTTTGTTGAACTGTTAGTAAAGGTTAGTAATAGTTCGCCCCATCGTTATGGCGAACAAGCGCAAACCCACCTCACAAAAAGTCCGGCCCACGGGCGTCTCACTGCCACCGGATTTGCTGAAAAAAGCGCAACGGCTCGCGTTCCAGATGGACATGAGTTTGTCCAAGTTGGTGCGGATTTTGTTGTCGGAAAAACTGGAGGCCACGCGATGAGCATCCTCGAAGCATCGCAGTTGTGCGGGTTGTCCGCTTACACGCTCAAAGCCGAGGCCCGGAAGGGATCGTTTGTGGCGGACATGCCCCGCGGCCGCATGGGTGGCTACGTCATCGACCGTGAATCTTTCGAGCTATGGCTGATCCGCCGGAAGCTCAAGACAGGCAACAGCCCGGCCCGAGCCCTGGCACGCCGTCAACTCGAACAGCTCGGCGCACTTTAATCCTATGCTACCACCCGACGAAAAAACTCTGCACCAAATCCTCACCGGGATTTTGCTCATCAGCCTCATGGCGGTTTACTGCCTCATCGAGCTGACCAAATGAAGCGCAAGCAACCTTCTTTGCTGGCTCTGCACGTGGCGTGGTTCAACCGCTCGACATGGCTCGAACGGCTTTGGACGCACGCGGATTGGAGACATTACCTCGACCACTCGACTTTGGCCGAAACGGACGGCGGCGCCCGTGACGGTCACCAACAAAAAAGCCGCACCACAAAACCTATAAAAATATGGCAATACTAACTGCACCCGAAAGCGCAGCCGGATCTTTGTTCGGCCCGCGCATCACCGAGCTGGCGCCCAAGGGCACCTACCTCGCCACCATCGTGGACATCGTCGACACGTTCGACGTGGTCCGGCCGAAGTTTGAAGATCCGACGCTCACCGAAAAGGTGAACCTCACGACCTTCGTGTTCGGCATCAAAGGTAAGGACGGCAAGTTGTACCTGGTGAACACCGGCAACAGCCCGATGACCGCGATGAAGATCTCGGGCAACGAGAAGTCGAAGCTCTACGGCTTCCTCGCCTCGCTGACCGGCGAGCCGCCAAAGATGGGCTGGGACTACGCCGAGCTGAAAGGCACCGGTGCCCAGATCACCATCGGGCACAAGGAATCCAAGCGCACCGCGGGGAAGATGTACGCGGTGATCAGCTCGGTCGCTCCGGTGATGGACGAAGTGAAAGACAAGGTTCTGCCGGCCAGCGCGTTTGCCTCCCTCCTCGAGGGTGGTGAAGCCGCTGCTCCGAAGGCCGCGCCCGCCGCGGTGGCAGATGCGGACGAGGACGGTAACGCACCGTTCTAAATGAAGCGGGCGCCGGGGGAGGTTGCAGCCTCCTCCGGCACCCTAACCCACCAACTTTTTATGGCTATCCTCGCAGATAACAAACAGAAGCTCGCAGGCTCCCACTGGTATACGACCGGCGGCGAGCCTTGTCACCACGTGCCGAAGGCCAAGGGCGACGGCATCCGCCCGACGACGATCAAAGACGCTCGGGCCAAGGGGCTCTTGCCCTCGGTCACCAACATCTTGGGCGTCGTGGCCAAGCCTGGCTTGGACAAATGGAAACTCACGCAAGTGGCGCTGGCGGCGTTTCACAACCCGCCGAACGGCGCAGAGTCCGCGGAGTATTTTGTCGACCGCACGATCGAGGCCGCGTTCGACCAGGTGGTCGAGGCCGCAGACTTGGGATCGAAGATTCACGATGCCCTCGAGAAACTGCTCGAAGGCGAGCCGGTCGAGGAAGAGCTGCTGCCCTACGTCGAGCCGTGCATGAAGTGGAAGCAGGACCGCGGGCTGACTTTCGACGAGCGGGAGATTGTCCTGGTCAACGAGGGCGAAGGCTACGCCGGTCGGTGCGACGTGCTCGGGCACGGCCGGAAAGGGCAGCTCATCGTGATCGACTACAAGACACGCAAAACCAGGCCGGGCGAACCGTGCACGCCGTATGACGGCCAGGGAGCGCAGCTCGCAGCCTACGCCGTCGCTCATTGGGGCGAGGACAAGCTCGACCAAGTGCACGCGGCGAACTGCTACATCTCGACGACCGAGCCCGGCCGCTTCGAGGTGTACAAGCACTCGGATCTGCGGGCCGAGTGGGAGTTTTTCAAGGCCGCCTGCACGATCTGGCGGAAGGTCAAGGGGTTCGATCCACGGAAGGGGGCGGCATGAACATCACCTGCGAGTGCTGCGGACGCAGCGCACACTTTGACGCCCACACGACCAAAGATCCGGCAAGGTTTTGCTGTCCCTTCTGCCTGTTCGAGTGGGGACTGACTTTGCAAACCGGTAGCACCGGCAAGCACAAGGCCCGGATGGTTGTCTACCACGACCCGCGGCAACGGCAGCTCCTCGATCTCGCCAACGAGGGCGACGAGTGTGCCGCGGCCGATCTGTTCAAGGAGGCCCGGTGATGGAGAACAAAGAGCACGAAGCCCGGGCCGCCCTTTACTGGTGCGTCCAGTGGCTCGATACGTTGACCGATGCCATGCACAGCAAAGGCATGGCGGCCGAGTTCCTCGAGGATCTCCGCCGGGAACGGTTGACCAACGAGTCGCTCGACGCTGTGTGGGATCTGGTCGGTTGGACGAGGGCGCTGGGTGACCAAAAAGCCGCTAGAACCAACGTGGAGGTGGCATGAAAAAGCGCCGTAGCCGCTGGGAAGATAACCCCGACCGGTATCTTTGGAACAACCACGGTTGGTGGTGGATGAAGTATCGGCCGTTTGACCCTTTACTGATCCAGAAAAACAAACACGTAAACCTCAAGACAAAGGATCTGAACGAAGCTCGGGTTCGGCGAGATGCGATCGTGGCCGATTGGAACCGCAAGGAGGTGGCATGACTCTCGCCATCGATTTCGAGACGGACTACGCCGCCGGCTACTCGGTGAAAGACTTGGGCACGTGGGCGTATGTCCGCGACCCTCGCTTCCGGGCGCACACGGTCTCGGCCGTGGGCGATGACGGCTTCGAGTGGGTGGGCGATCCGCAGCAGGCGCCGTGGGACAAGTTTATGCCATACCGGACATGGGTTTCCCATAACGCATGGTTCGACAGCCAAGTTTACGCCCAGGCAATCCCGACCGGGCACCGGCCGGACGCCTGGCAGTGCACGGCGGACCTTATGGGTTACCTGCAATATCCGCGGAGCCTCAAGGATGCGGTGGCCGTGGCGTTTGGCGTGACGCTCGACAAGTCTGTCCGCGACCGGATGAAGGGCGACGACTTGTTTGGCCCGACCAAGAAAGAGATCGATGCCTACGCCCTCGAGGACTCCCGCTGGTGCCTCAAGCTCTGGCAGACCTTCTCCCCACGCTGGCCGGCGCATGAGCGGGCGCTTTCGCTCCACACTCGGGCGATGGCCGCTCGTGGGATCGGCTTTGACCAGGACGCCGCGCACAAAGCTCTCGACGTGTTGGCCAAGGCCCGCCGGCGGGAGGAGAGCGCCATTCCCTGGACTGAATACGGACAGCCTCCGACCTCGAGGAACGCACTCTTTAGCCATTGCGACGAGGCCGGCGTGCCACGGCCGGAGACGACCGCGGAGAAAGATCCACGCTGGCAGGAGTGGCTCGAGGCACACGAGAAGGCCGTGCCGTTTGTCCGCTCGCTCAACCGGTGGCGCAAGCTCAACCGCACGCACTCGGTGATCGAGGCGATGTTGGCTAGGACGGCTGGCGGCCGGCTGCACGCCCCGCTGCGCTACTACGGCGCCGCGATCACCGGCCGGTGGTCGGGATCGGATGGGCTCAACATGCAGAATCTCAACTCGAGGGACGCCGGGGGCGGGGTGGACCTGCGGGCCTTGGTGAAACCCCAGCCAGGGAAAGTGTTTGTGATTTCCGATCTTTCGCAGATCGAACCGCGGGTGCTGGCCGTGTTGTCTGGCGATGACGCGATGCTGTCCAAGGTGCGCGAAGGGTACGGCATCTACGAGGCCCACGCCCGAGCCACCATGCACTGGGATGGTGGCGAGCTAAAGACCGAGAACCCGATGCTTTACAAGCTGGCCAAGGCACGTGTGCTCGGACTCGGCTACGGCTGCGGGGCGGAAAAGTTTGTCCTGGTCGCCAAGATCATGGCCGGCCTCGATCTCTCGCCGGCCGACGCGCAAGACTACGTCAACGAGTTCCGGCAAACCAACCCGCGCATCGTCGAGCTGTGGGACCGGATGGGCCGCGCCCTCCGCCAGTGCGAGCAAAAGGTGTGGCCGATCCACACGGCCGCTGGGCGGGTGCTGCGCTACTTCAATCCCGCCGAAGGCTACGCCCAGCCGGTGAAAGGCGGCGCCTCGGTGAAATTCCACGGAGCCAAGCTCGTCGAGAATCTTGTGCAGGCCACGGCCCGCGACGTGCTCGCTGACATGGTGCTGCGGATCGAGGCGGCCGGCGTGCCGGTCGTCATGCACGTGCACGACGAAGTGATCGCCGAAGTGCCGAGCGAGTCCGCGGAAAAGGCTTTGGCCACGGTGACCAGGGAAATGTCCACGGCGCCCTTTTGGATGCCGGCCCTGCCGGTCGCCTGCGAAGCACGCATTGCGGAGGTCTACGGAAAATGAACGAAAACAACCCTTACCGATTGGCGCCCTGCGTCGTCTTGACCGCAGCGGTCATTGGCACACGCGAGGCTTACGAAGCCGCGATGGCGATCCTGCCGACCGCTCGCAACTGGGACAACGATCTCCCAGCTCCACCTTCTGATTATTATGACTATGACACATGCCCGACAAACTTTGAACACGGCGCTTGAGGCCGTCACCGGCGATCGTAATCGCCACTACGGAAACCCGCTCGATGATTTCTCCACGCAAGCGGAGATGTTCTCTGCCTACCTCACGCGGACCAACAACCGCCGGGTGCAGGTGACACCGACCGACATTGCCGCGCTGATGATCCTGGTCAAAGTCGCTCGGCAAGCCCACGCCCCGAAGGCTGACAACTGGGTGGACGCGGCCGGCTACGCCGCATGCGGTGCGGAGTGTGATGGGAAGTTAGCGGAGGAATTGCAATGAGCGACACGCCCGAGACAGACGCAAAGGCAATCCACGACGGCGAGGTAGTGCCGGTGGGGTTTGCCCGCAAGCTCGAACGCGAGCGGGACGAGGCGAAGGCGAAGCTGCAACAGTGGCAGGACATAGCGGACGAAATTGAGCGCGAGCGGAACGAATGGCGCGAGTGCGCGGTGCTGAGAAAGGAGAAAAGGAATGAGTGAAATCATAACAGATCCCTTACTCGCTTATTTGGCGGTGAAGAAAGAATGCGGCGACCTCAAACGCCAGCTTGAAACTTGCGTTGCCGAAGCGGTGAAAACCGCCGAGCGCGCCGAGCAATGGCGCGAGTGCGCGGAGGGGTTGGCGAACCTCATCAAACGCATGAACTTTGGAGACACGTTCCCGGCAATAACGGAAGCCCTCGCGGATTTCGAGGAGGCCAGCAAATGAGCGCCGACGGTTTGCGTAAGTTGAAAGCCTGGCTGCGGAAGAAGGAGAATCCGAAGCAGCAGCTCCACAAGACGCTTTTCGCGCTCTCGTGCATGTGCCGGGAGGCCAATCTCTCCGCCGAACACGCGGTGATCGTGGTCAAAGCCTACGCCGCGGGGAACATGGCCCGGCGAGCGGGTGAGCGGGAGTGCCGATCGGCCGTGGCATCGGCCTACCAAGGCACCTACGTCGTCGGACCGAAGTGGCCAGGACCAGTGGCCGGTCTCATCGCCGAAGTAGACACCTACCCGGTGCAAGTGCCGGCGCCGGTGATGAGCGGAAAGTCGCCGGAGTTTTTCCTCGAGGTGCTTTTCCCAGGTGATCCGCTGCTCTGTGTGGGCGCCACGGCCTACGCTCTCGACACACGGCCGCTCTCGGAGTGGCAGGGTATGCTGCGACCGATGCAGTTTATCGTCCCTTCGCCGATGACGGCCGTGACCGGACCGCGCAAGGAAGACGGACGCGAAAGTTTTCACGCCGAATCGAACACCGGGCCGCGGAAATACCTGGTCACCGAGTTTGATGGCCCGACCAAACCCCAGCAGATGGCCCGCATCCGGTCGCTCGAGGCGTTCGGTGGGCTCGAGCTGGTGTGCGTGGTCGACTCCGCGGGCAAGAGCCTTCACGCCTGGTGGCGGGCAGGCGACGAATCTCTCAACCGAAATTTTTTTGAACGTGCGTGCAAGCTCGGGGCCGACGAACGGCTTTGGCTGCGCTCACAATTCGCCAGGCTCCCGGGGGGAACCCGCGACGGCCGGCGCCAAGAGGTAATCTTATGGAACTTGTAAAAAATCACGACCACATGAGTGGTAAACGTAACGCCGGCGCCGTGCTTGATGAGCTGGAATCGGCACTGGGGCCGGTGAGGTTTGCGGCGAACGGCGGAGCTTTAGCGGAGCCGGGCGACGCTCCCACGGCCCAGTTGCCGGAGTTTGTCGCCATCGGCGATCTCATTGCCAAGGCACCTCCCGAACCGGCGCTGCTGGTCGGGGGCACTGGCGAGGATGGCAAGCGCAACGCTCTCGTGCATCGCGGCGACAAGGTGCTGCTCGGTGCCGAGTCGAAGGCCGGTAAAACGTGGTTCCTCATCCAGAAGACGCTTTCGATTGCTGCGGGTGTGCCGTTCCTTGGCCACCACACGGCCCGAGGCGTCGTTTTGTATGTCAACTTCGAGCTGGCACCCTGGGCTTTTGCCAAACGTGTCCGAGTGGTCGCTGAGGCGCTCGGCCTCCTCGATGGGCAAGGACGTTGGCGCGGAGCCCCGCCGGACTTCCTCGTCTGGAACCTGCGCGGCGTGCCGGGTGGGTACGACATCGACAACCTGGTCACGGTCGCCGAGGAACGCATCAAGCGCAAAGGACTCGAGCTGGCCGCCGTGGCCCTCGATCCGCTTTACAAATCCTATGGCGGGCGCCAGGAGAACGACGCCGGCGACATGGCCGAGGTCTTCGAGGCGATCGAGCGGTTCGGCCACCGGCTCGGGGCCGCGGTCTTCATCGCCTCCCACTTCGCCAAGGGCGACTCCTCCGCCAAGGCGCAGCTCGATCGGATCTCCGGCTCCGGCGTCATGGCCCGCGATCCCGACTCGATTCTCACGCTCTCCAAATTCAAGGACGCCGACAACTGCTACACGTTCGAGGCCACGTTGCGCAACATGGCTAGCCCGGAGCCCGCGGTGCTCGAGTTTGCCTACCCGATCTGGAAGGTCCGCAGCGACCTCGCAGCCACCGGCAAGGGTTACAGCCTCGAGGACTTGGCCAATCTCCTGCCGGCCGATCCCGAAGCGGGTTTGACGGCCAACGCTTGGTTCGAGGCAGCTTCAGATCAAGGAATCTGCGGGAAGAAAATGCGCTTTCTTGAACTCAAAGACCAGTGCCTCGAAAAGCAGCTTGTGCGCGTGAAAATTGGCCCGCGAAACGGTCAAATTTTCAGCCGGAAATTATGACAGTCTCGGGAACCAGTCCAAACGTATGCAAACCAACCTTTTACGCTCAAAAATGCGACTGGTTCCCCCCCCTATAGGTATGGGAACCAGTCAGATTTCGATGCCGGAAAGCTCTCCCGCTACACTTTGTTACGCGGGAAAGCATCCCGGCTTTTCATCGCTTTCCAACTCGGCCGATTAAACCAAACGGCCGAACAACCAACAAACCACCATGACCTATGACCAACTCGCAGAACTCGGATTTATCCGACAACCAGACGGCAGCTACTCCAAACCACCTCAAATTGTGGTTGGCCGAATATCTCACTCCATCTCTCAATGTCCTGCTCGGGCAGCATTGGACACTCCTCAACTCGGAAAAGAAAAAGGCCAGGAGCGCATTATACTGCGCATTGTACGCAAAGCTCCACGTCTCCTCGACGCGGACAATTTTGCAGGCGGCTGTAAACCGCTTATCGACCAAGTGCGATATGCCGGCCTCATCCCGGACGATTCGCCAGACAAAGTCGAAATCGTCTTCGTTCAAGAAAAAGTCAAGAAAGGTGAAGAAGGCACGCTGATCGAGATCATCGGGCAAATCCTTGACTGTCTTGACTGACACCTTACTTTCAACTTATGTCACGTGACGTGAAAAAGAAAACAGGCAGACCTTCGCTTTACTCGACCGAGCTGGTCGACGCGATCTGCAAAAAGGTCTCTGAAGGCCAGGCGTTGTTGCATGTCTGCGAAGAGGAAGGGTTTCCGAACCAAACCACAGTGTTTCGGTGGTTGAATGAGAAGGAAGAGTTTCGCAACAAATACGTCCGCGCACGAGAAGTGCAGATCGAACGAATGGCGCTTGATGCGCTGCGCATCGCGGACGATCCGAACGAAGATCCGCAATCGCGCCGGGTTCGCGTGGACACTCGCAAGTGGATCTTGAGCAAATGGGCGCCGAAGAAATACGGCGACAAACTCGAGGTCGAGCAGACAGGCGAGCAGACGATTCGAATCCGCATTGGTGGCGATCGGCCGACGGATTTTATCGACGTGAAGGCCGTGCCGGTTCCGGCGCTGCAAAACCTTATTGAGACTGACGCTACACAAGAAACCGAAAGCGACTAATCACGAGGTTTTTGGCCTTATTGAGACAACACTGTAGAATATGAAAAAGCTATCCCAAAGAACTACACATAAGAGTGATAGTGTTAGGTTATGGGGGGATTTACTCTGATGGCCGCGGAGCTCGAACTTATCCCGCGGCCGCAGTTCCGCGACTACCTTTCGCGCACGCAGCGGTGGGCGTGTCTGGTCGTCCATCGCCGCGGTGGGAAGACCTACGCCGCGATCCAGGACATCCTTTACCGGGCATTGTCGACGCAGCGCCCGGGGCCGCCGATGCGCTTTGCTTACGTAGCGCCCACGCGGGACCAGGCGAAGGACATCGCGTGGGGCTATGTCACCCAGTTCACCGGGCAGGTGCCAGGCGTCGAGATTAACCGGGCGGATCTCGTGGCCACCCTGCCGAACAAGGCCACGATCCGGCTGTACTCGGGCGATGCGTACGAGCGCCTCCGCGGTCTGTACCTGGACGGCATCGTCATCGATGAGTACGCGGACATCGATCCGGCCGCGTGGCACTCGGTCATCCGCCCCACCCTCTCGGACTACGGCGGGTGGGCGACCTTCATCGGCACGCCCAAGGGCCGCAACCAGTTCTACCGGCTATGGTGCGACGCCCTGGTCGACCCGAGCTGGTTCACGTTGATGCTCAAGGCCTCGGACTCGGGCATCCTCCCGCCCGAGGAGCTGGAGAGCATCCGCAAGGGGACGCCGGCCCACGTGTTTGAGCAGGAGATGGAGTGCAGCTTCGCCATCGGCCGACCAGGTGCGATCTACGTGCGGCAGCTCGAGGCCGCCCGCGTCGAGCGTCGGGTGAGTCCCGACGTGCTCTGGTTCAAGGAGCTGCCGGTGTACACCTCGTGGGACGTGGGGGCGCCGCTCAACCAGAAGGTATGGGTCTACCAGCTCGTGGGTGACCGCATCAACTTCCTCGAGGCGCTCTCGGGTGATGACGACTGCAAGACGCCGGCCGACTGGGCAGCCCGGCTGCGGGCGAAGGCCTATGCCTATGGGTCCCATTTCCTACCCCACGACGCCGGAGCGGACCGGGGCGGGCTCTGGCAGGACGGACTAGCCCGAGCTGGACTGGCTAACGTCGTCCCGGTGCCGCGTCAGTTGTCCGTGTGGGACGGCATCAACCTCGCGCTCGATGCGTTCCCGCGGGTGCACTTCAACGAGGAGGGGTGCCGCTCCGGGTTGGATGCCCTCGATGCGTATCGCAGCAAAGAAGAGAAGGACGGCGTGACGATTCGGGACGTGCCGGTGCACGACTGGTCGAGCCACTACAGCGATGCCTTCAGCCTGGCGCACCAGGCGATCAACCGCGGCATGGTGGTCGATCGCAGCTCCATCCCCCGGCGTGGCAAGTGGGGGCGCCGGCCGATTGTGCGCACCGGCCTCCGTGGCACTGGGAAGGTGAAACGATGAACACGTTCTCCGGTCCACTGCCTCGGCATCAATACGTGTGGGTCGACACGACCTTCACGCACAAAGAGCCCTGCGGATTTGTGCCGGCCGTGTGGTTTGCTCTTACGAGCTGGCCGAGTCGAGCGTGGGGGTGCACGGTGCTCCTCGAGAGTGGGGCGTGCTACCGCAACCTGCCGCCCCATGCGCTAGCCTACCGACCCGACCCCGAACCGCATTGGCCGATCCAATCGGCTCAACGGTGGGATTGCTACGGCTGGGGGTGGGCGGCCAATCTCTATCCCTACCTCGAAGGGGTGGACGTGACCGTCCGGGCCGACGACCAAGAGCACGAGGGTGAATACCTCTTCAGCGTGGCGCCGGTAGGGGATGCGTTTTCGGCGGCACCCGACCAGGGCAAGGAGTTCACCTTTGTGCGACTCGACAACGGCCGGCTGACGATCCAGCCGACCGACTACGTCCTGTTCCAGGAGAAGTCGTTCACGTCCGTTGAGGGGTGGCCCCGGGGGATGAAGCGAAGCTCGGAGGTGTGGTCATGCGAGTGATGACGCCGATCCAACGAGTCCGGCAGCTTTACCGGCAGCACTTGCCCGAGTGTTCACTGCAAGAAGACATCGAGGCGTACCTCGAGGTTGGGTTGGTGGTCTCGACGCCAACGCACTTTATGATGGCGCGGGCAATCGAGCGGGCCAATCCCCAGGCGTGGGATCATTGGGCGACGTACGACAACCCGGACACGTGGCTGGTGTGGGCGGCGGCTGGGTTGTCGGCGGTGTCAGTCAAGACATTTTGCTTGCAACAAATGCCCTACCCACTACCGTGGTGCGCATGGGCCCGCCGTGATGGCCCGCTCAAGTTTCATAGAATCCCCCGATGAACAAAGATCAATACGGACTCGAAGTGCCCGCGTTGCCGCGTTTTACACGCCGGCTTGAAGTGAACTGCATCGCCCGCGGAGGCGGTGGGCGGCGTTCCAACAACAACGCTGCGCAGCAGCAGGCGGCGCAACGAGCGGCCCAGCAAGCGGCGGCCCAACGCCAAGCCGAGCAGCGTGCGGCGCAGCAGAAGGCCCAGCAGCAAGCAGCAGCGGCCGCTGCGGCCAAGAAAGCCGCGCAGGACCAAGCGACCAAACTAGCGGCCGAGCAGGAGCGGGTACGCCAGCAGACCGCAAAGGAAGCGGCGGCGGCCGAGGCCGAGCGTCAGCGGGTGACGGCGGAGAACCAGCGGATGGCGGCCGAGCAGGCGACTTACCAGCAGGCCAACGCAGCGGCCAATCAATCGGCGGTGGCGCCGGCGGAAGCGACGATGAGTGCCCCGGTGGCCGTTTCCCCGAGCGTGGCGGTGACTGCGACAGGAGCTTCGCCGAACGATCAACGGCAGATGGCCCGGCAACGTCGCCGGGGTCAGCGTACCTCGATTTTGGCCGGAGAGACCGGCTTGGCAGGAACCTCAACTCTCGGTTGATCTATGAAAAACTACACCCGCAGCCCGATTGATTTGACCAGCCGCCGATTCTTTGGCGGTGGGGGCGGTGGCGGCAGTGCCGGAGCAAGCGCCGCGGCCGCGCAGCAGCACGAAGCGATGATGGCGCAGATGCGGGCCCAGCAAGTGGCCTCGGAGAAGCAAGCGGCGACGATGGCTGCGCAGCAGAAGGCCCAGCAAGAGTCCATGCAAAAGCAGTTGTCGATCATGGAAGCCCAGCGCACCGATGCGTTGAACGCGCAAAAAGCGCAGCTCGAGCAGCTCAAGGCCAACCAAGTGAAACCCGAGCCGGCGGCGCGGGTGATGGATGCGGCGGCCGACGACATGCAGCAGCGCAAAGTCGGAGCCAAGCGCACCGGGATGCGCAAGTCGATCTTGGCCGGCGAGAGCAACCAGGCGCCGCTTTTGACCGGACCATCCACGTTAGGTCTTGGCTAACATGAAAAAAGACGAGCTGGCCACGAACATCCTGCAACGGCACTACGAGCTGGTGAGCCAGCGTGCCACGTGGGAGACGTTGTGGGAGGACATTGCCCGATATGTTATGCCGCGCAAGGCCGGGCTCTTCACCAAAGACAGCCAACCCTCGGTCGAGGACGAGACGTATCTTTTCGACGCAACCGCCGTCCGGGCCAACATGGTCTTGGCCAATGGGCAGTTGAGCTGGATGACGCCGATGGAGAGCCGGTGGTTTTCGCTCGAACCGCCGACGGCGATGGAGAGTGAGGACGGCATCAAGCAGTGGTTCAAACGCTGCACCGAAGTGATGCACGGCGAGTTGGCGCGGTCGAATTTTTACACCGAGATCCACGAGATGTATCTTGATCGTGGGGCGTTTGGCACGGCGGCGATCATGGTCGAGCAAGGCCGCACGCATGCACTGAATTTCACCAAGCTCGACATCGGCAGTTTTGCCGTGAGCGAAGACGACGAAGGCTACGTCGACACGCTTACTCGTGAGTACGAAATGACCTCCCGCCAGGCGGCGTTGAAGTTCGGCCCCGAGGCGTTGAGTGATCCGATGAAAGCAGACCTCGAGAACACCAAGAGCTACCGCAAATTTACCATCATCCACATGATCTACCCGCGTGGCCCCGGGGAGATCGAGCGCGGGAAAAAAGACGGCCCGAACAAACCTTTTGCGTCGGTCTACGTCGATAAAGCCAGCAAGCACGTGATGCTTTCGAGTGGCTTCGATGAGCAACCGTTTTTCGTCACCAGGTATCTCAAGTGGAAAAACTCCGAGAGCTACGGCTACAGCCCGAGCTGGACGGCGTTGCCCGAGGCGCGGCAGTTGAACTTCCTCGAAAAGCAGCTCGATAGCTTGGCCGAGTTGTCCGCGTTTCCTCGGGTGCTCATCCCCGCCGGGTTTGACCAGGACATCGATCTGCGAGCCGCCGGCGTGACTTACTTTGACCCGAACAACCCGAACGCCTTGCCGCGTGAGTGGGGCACCACCGGACGTTATGACATCGGCATGAGCCGGGCCGAGCAGCGTCGCAATGCGATCAACGAGGCGTTCCACGTGGATCTCTTCAAGATGTTTGCCATGCTCGAGAAACAAATGACGGCGCGGGAAGTGGCCGAGCGCAGTGCCGAGAAGCTCATCCAATTTTCCCCGACCTTTGCCCGGATGACCACCGAGCTTTTCAACCCGATGCTCAAGCGGGTGTTTGCGTTGCTGGCGCGGCAGGGGAAATTTCCTCCGCCGCCCCAGCAGCTCGTGATGATCGGCGCGATCCCCGAGCCGGAGATCCACTACAACTCCCGCATTGCCCTGGCAATTCGGCAGCTCGAAAACGCCGCGTTTATCCGCACCAGCGAAATGCTCCTGCCGTACGCGCAGATCAAGCCCGAGATGCTCGACAACTACGACTTCGACGAGATTTCCCGCGACATGGCCCGCAACGACGGCCTGCCGGCGCGGTGGCTCATGGACGAGGAAATGGTGGCGCAGCAACGTGCCCAGCGTGCCCAAGCGGCGCAGCAGGCCATGCAGGCCGAGCAGCTCGAGCAGACGGCGTCTGCGTTGGGCAAAGCCGGTGCGGTGCGCAATGACAGCATGATCGCGCAAGCGATGGGTGCCCAGATGGCCGAATGAAACCCGACGACAAACAAGCTGCCTTGAACCGCGAGCGCGAACGCCAGCGCACGATTTTGGCCTACCACCGGGTATTTGACGGCGAGGAAGGCAAGGTAGTCCTGGAGGATTTGAAAAGAGCCTTTGCCACCGAGTTGCAGATGTTTTCGTCAGCCCAAGATTTTAACCCGATCCCCGCGGCGATCCGCGATGGTCAGCGGGGCGTGGTGCTGCACATTGAAGCGATGCTGCGTCGCCAACCGGCGGCCGACGGCAACTTCGAAGAACCCAAGAAGAAAGTACTCAAATGAAAACCAAACAACCTCGCAAAGGCCGGGAAGTCTTGACTGACACCGAACCGGTCGAAACTCCCGCAACCAGCGACGCGATCGTCCCGCCCGAGATGGACCCAATGCTGGGCGACAAGACACCGGCCTACGTCGAGTGGCTGCGCGACAACGCGCCGGTGGAGTTCCACCGCCGCTACGCCGGCCGCCGGACGCACCTTGGCTTCACGCCCGCCGAATAAATTTTATGGACACCGCAATCGAAACCCCCGCCGAGGCCTCACTGCTCGATACCGGGGACACCACGCAAGCCGCGCCGGCCCCCACCGGTGCGGAGGACAACGCAGGGCTCACCTCGAGCACCTACGTACAACCGGACGGCACACTCGCCGAGGGCTGGACCGACCACCTGCCCGACGACGCCGTGCCGTACAAAGAAACCCTGGCCCGCTACAAGACCGTGCCCGACATGGCCAAGGCGCTGGCTCACGCCAATGCGCTCGTGGGTCGCAAGCTCGGAGTGCCCAACGAGAAGTCGACACCCGAAGAAGTGTCGGCTTACCGCAAAGCCTTGGGCGTGCCCGAGTCGCTCGAGGAGTATGACTTTGCGCCCGAGCAAGTGCCCGAGGGATTCAACTGGGACAAGCAGGCGATGCAGCCCTTTGCCGAAGTGGCGCACAAGCACAACATCCCGCCATCGGCGATGAAAGAGCTAGCCGGGCTTTTTGCCCAATACGAGTCGAGCAAAGTCGATGTCGTGCAAGGCATGTTTGATCAGCAACGCCAGGAGGCGATTGCCACGCTGCAAAAAGAGTGGGGTGGAGATTTCCAAAAGAATGTCGCCGTGGCCAAGCAAGCCGCCAAGTTGGCCGGCGTCAACGCCACCAGCTACGGCTTCGCCGATCCCGAAGTGGTGCGCGGTTACGTGCGACTCGCCCAGATGATGAGCGAGGACAAAGTCGGCCGCGGACTCGCCACGCCCGACATGATGGGCGGCAAGGCCCGGGCCACTGACATCATGCGCAACCCGGAGAATCCGTGGCACAAACGCTACAACGAAGCCGACCCCGAGGCCGTCGCTTTGGTCACCGGCCTGCTCAAGCAGGCGTAAAAAAATCGCAGGATAGAGAAAAGGTATCTCGTCGGCTTCATATGCCGGAGTTCCGGGTTCAACTCCCGGTCCTGCAAATTTTCTTTTTGTGTCTTGACTGACACCCAGCGACAGCGTATGAGTCGCAGCAGACAGCAGACACCTCCGAGTTGG